ATCCTTTGGTATGAAGCAATTGAAGTTCAATGACAAAGGACACGTATTAGTACAATCATCATCTAAGACTGTAAAGAAAACTACTAAGAAAAAGCGCAAGCCTATGACTCCTGCAGCAAAAGCAGCTTTTGTTGAAAGAATGCGTAAGGCTAGAGAAAAGCGAGCTAAATAGTTACATGGGCCAAGTTATTCAATTCCCTCTTAATAGGGAAAACACGAAGTTTGTTGAGAATGAAACTCAACGACTAGAGAATATTAAGAAGTATCAATTCGATCTATGTCTTAATTCTGCAATTGAGTTAACGTATCAATTGTTCGATGAAATACAAGCTAGAGGAATTGACCTTTCCCACAAAGAAGACTTGGATAGGGAAATGTTAATGGTATGTGAATCAATTAAATCAGTTCTGATGAAAGCTAGTGAATTAGATCACCCATTACAAAAAGTAACAAGTCAATTAATAAACCTCGAAGATAGCTCTATCTTCATGAATCACTGGAAAGATTATTTAGACCGATCTGTTGACTCTTAATACAAAATCAAGTATAATGTGGTTTTGATTTGGAGATAATTTATGATATTGGTCGACCTCAATCAGGTTATGATCAGCAACTTAATGGCGCAGATCCACGGTCGTGGTGATGTAGACGTCAGCGAGGATTTGCTCCGTCATATGGTACTTAATTCTCTTAGAGCTAATAGAGTTAAGTTTAACAAGAAATATGGCGAGCTAGTTATATGCTGTGATGATACTAATAACTGGAGAAAGAAACTTTTTCCATATTATAAAGCACATCGTAAGAAGGCTAGAGATACTTCTGATTACGACTGGCCTCATATTTTTAATTGTCTTAATAATGTTAGAGATGAACTAAAAGAGTTCTTTCCTTATAAAGTTATCCAAGTAAGTACAGCAGAGGCTGATGATATTATCGGCACTCTATGTCATGAGTTTGGAAAACAATTGGGAGAAGGTGAACCTATCTTAGTTCTTTCTGGCGATAAAGACTTTGTCCAGCTTCAAAGATTTGTTAATGTAGATCAATATGATCCAGTAAGAAAAAGAAAGATTCAAAATAAGAATCCTGAAGATTACTTAATAGAGCATATTGCAAGAGGTGATAGAGGTGACGGAATCCCTAACTGTTTATCTAAAGACGATGTATTCGTTACTGGTGGTAGACAAAAGCCTATGAGAGCAAATACATTAACTAAAATTAAGGAGACTGTAGATCAGCTTGGTACACATGGATTAGATTCTAGTATTGAGTGGTCAGGAGCATTCCAAAGGAATAGAGCTTTGATTGATTTACAGTTTACACCATCCGAGATCAGAAAAGAGGTTATGGACCAATTTAACGGTCAGGATAAAAATAGAGGAAAACTGTTTAACTACTTTATTCAAAAGAAGCTAAATAACCTCATAGAAAATATAAGTGAGTTTTAATATGAAAGAAGGACTAGGCGAAATAATTAACGAAGTCAAAAAGGCTAAATCGGTTGGAGAGAAAATTAGAATCCTGCAAAGGAAAGATAGTAGAGAGCTAAGAGGAATCTTAGAGCTTACATACGACAACAGACTTACATGGGGACTTCCAGAAGGTAATCCACCTTACAAACCATTAGATAAATCTTTTGACAATCAAGGAATGTTTTATTCTGAGATGAGAAGGATGTATATCTTTTTAGAAGGTAAGGCTAATCTAAGTAATGCAAGAAGAGAGCAACTCTTTATTGAGATACTCGAGCAGTTAGATCCGGATGATTCTAAACTCTTACTAGAAGCAAAATCTAGAAAGATAAAGGGCGTTTCTAAGAACATCATTAAGCAAGCATACGACGACTTTTTAACAGATCCAGCAAATAGCTAATGCCGCTATACGATTTCGTAGACACTGAAACCGGTGAGGAGTTTGAGTTAATGCTCAAGCTGTCTGAACGAGAAGAGTTTCTCAAAGACAATCCAAACATCAAACAAAAGGTTGGTGCTCCTATGATAGTAGGTGGCGTTGATGGTCTACGTAAAGTCGATGATGGGTTTAAAGAAGTTTTACAAAAAATAGGCGAACAAAATCCTCAATCTAATTTTGGTAGAGAGATGAATTCAGCTAAGACCGGACAGCAAGGTCAGATTAACAAAGCTGTCGATAAGTGGAAAAAGAAAGCCGATAAAGATAAAAAGGTTTATAGTTCCAAAGGAATAGATTAATGATAGAATGTACACGTGATAACTTACTCGTTGCTGAACTCAAAGGTAAAGAGAAAAAAGAAACAACAACAGAGGGCGGAATTATTTTATCTGCAGATGTAGATGATAGTAAACCTGCTCCACCTCCTGGTCTAGTAATCAATGTAGGACCAGATGTAAAGTATATTAATCCAAACGATATAGTGTTTGTTGATTGGTCCAAAGGAATAATAGTAGACGTTGATGACGATAGACAAGGCGTTATAATTCCCCTAGAAGCAGTTAAAGCGGTAGACAATGCATAAGCAGTTTGATCTACAGCTCTCAGACCTTCAGAAACTGCCTAGAAGGAACGTTAATGGCAAAAGAGTATATGAGACACCAGATGGGTCTCATTACCCGTCAGTAACGACTATAACGGGTCAGATGAATGCTAAGGCAATCAGCGAGTGGAGAGCTAGAGTTGGATCAGAAGTTGCTAATAAAATAACAACACAAGCCTCATCAAGAGGTACATCTATTCACAAACTTTGCGAACATTATATATTAGGTACTATGGACGAAGTAGAAGTAATGCCTAGTAATTATGAAATGTTTACTGCTATGAGTAATCATCTAGCTGAAAAAGTTGGTAAGGTTTACTCAGTAGAAGGGTTCTTATACTCAGACTTTTTAAGATCAGCTGGTCAAGTAGATATGATTGCTGAATACAATGGAGTTCTTTCTATAGTTGATTTCAAGACAGCTAAGAAGAAGAAAAGAGAAGATTGGATCCAGAATTACTTTGTTCAAGAATCAGCATACAGCTTTATGTTTGAGGAAAGGACTGGAATGAGAGTTCCTCAGCTAGTTACAGTTATAGGGGTTGATGGTGAAAGCGAACCTCAGGTGTTTATAAAGAACACAAAAGAAAGGAACCAATATTTACTTCAGTTCCTTGCTCTCAGAGATCAATTCGATCTAGGTGTCTAACAATCCTTTAAGCATCACATCCCATTGTGCTGCTCTTACATTCCAACCATAGAATCCATCAGCATATGCTTTTTGCATATTAAGTCTGTCTTCCATTTTATCATCTTTAATTAGTCTTAAAGCATCAGCTAATGTCATTGCCATTCTTGTTGCGTGTTGACTCATATCTTCTGTGAAATCATATTGTAGAGTCCAGTTAGCAGTCGTCTCAGGCAATGCAGCTAAGCTACTGTGTACACAAACACATCCAGCACTCATTGCTTCTATCATAGCAATACAACTTGTCTCTGGCCATATGCTCGGTAATGCAAATATGTGTGCTTTCTGTAATGCTTTCTTAACTTCTTCATTAGGAACGTGTCCGTGATAAGTCATATGCTTATGTGACCTTATCTTTTCAAATAGTCCTTCATATTGCTTGTCTCTTTCTTCCCATCCATATATTCCAAATGAACTATACACATCCAAGTGCCACTTAACATCAGGTAACATTTTCTCTATCCATTCCATTACTGGATACAATAGTTCTAATCCTCTATGAGGCGTTGTGTGATATATGATATTGATACATTTGTCTGAATCGGGCTTGTCATGAGGTTCGATTGGTTCTATAGCGTTCTGTAACACTACCAACTTACTTGCTGGCACACCTAAAAAGTCTTGTACTTGTTGTCTCTGCCAATGAGATACACAAACAATCTTCTCAAACTTTTCCCACCCACCATCTTTAAGATGTTGCATTTCTGGATCTTGAGCTAGATCGTGTACCCAATATATTGGCTTTTTGCCTTCCTCTAAACCTCTAAAACGAGATGGTATAATTTGAAAGTTAGATACTAGCTCTTGATTTAGTCTTTCATATAGACCATACTTCATTAACTCAGTACCGCCCATAGCATTTTTATCTAGTTCGTTTTGAGGCACCCCATTAGGGTCGCCTATTATATTTAACTTCATAGCGATTTGTCTATAACGTCAGAGCTTCCTGTGCTAACCTCTAGTAGAGTTTTTAGACTATCGTAACCACCAACTAGCATATCGTTCTTGTAAATCTGGGGCATGGTTCTAGCGTTAGGATTCTTTTCTAACAGCTCTTTTAAGAATTCAGGATTCTCGTTGATGTTTCTTACTTCAACATTGTAATCTCTTAGCTCAAACTTTGCTTTGTCACAATAAGGACAGTTGTCCTTTGAATAAATTAACCACTTGCTCATAATATATGTTCCTCTCTTTGTTTTCTTGCAGTTCTTTTTTTACCGCTTTTACTTATATATGGCTCCTCAGATAAACCCTTTGTACCAGGATTGTAACCAAAAAGATTAGCAATACCTGCTAACGCTAACCACACAACTGCTATTAGTATAACTCCATCCATATTATAATTCAACAGCAAATATCTTATCTGCGTCTACTTTCTCCAAATCAAAATTAATACTTACACCACAACCACACGATGCTTGCTCTTTAGGATTTACAAACTTAAATATCTTGTTTAAACCTTCCTCTACAAAGTCTAAGGTCATTCCAGATAGATAAGGTACACTCATTTTATCGATGAGTATGTTGTATTCTCCATTAGGAAGGACGACATCATTAGGACCGCCATCATCATTGCTAGAATCAAAGATGTACTCAAAACCAGCGCACCCACCACCGGTGATTCCCAGTCTGATGTTTTTCCATTTATCATTTGACTGATTTTTAAGTAGCTGTTTGTTAGCCTCATCTGTTAACTCTATCATTGGTTATGTTTTCTATGAGCTGTTTTCTCTTCCCAATGTTTTAATGCTCTTTTAATACTATCTTCTGCTAGTACTGAACAATGCAACTTAATAGGAGGCAACTCTAATGCTTCAGCAATGTCTTTATCTTTTATATCCATAGCTTCTGTCATTGTAAGTCCTTTTAGCATCTCTACAAACATAGTAGAGCTTGCTATGGCAGAACCACAGCCATATGTTTTAAATTTTACATCTAGGATTGTATCAGTGTCTGGGTCTACTTTAAGATCTAGCTTCATAACATCACCGCAAGCAGGAGCTCCGGTTAAACCTGTTGCTATGTTTGGATCTTTTGGATCAAATCTACCCACACCATGAGCGGCAGGATTGTTTAAGACATCTTCAAATCTCTTTACTACTTTTTCGCTATATGCCATTAAATGATACCTATTGATCTGAATATTGGAAAGTAATATCCTGTTCCTGTCCACCACACAATGATATTATTGATAACCATTATTTTGAAGAACCCAATCCAGAAGATTGTCCAAGCTGCTTTTTTACCTTTACTCAAAAGGAAGTTAAGTATCGGAAACTTCCAGAACCATAATCTAACTTTCATGTTAAATTGCTTCTTCTTTAACCATTTCCCATTCAACGTCTCTATATTCCGGATGGAATGTATCTAACTTAACGTGAGCTGGATACTTAGCAGCATATTTTGCATATTCTACTGGAACCGGTATGTTGAATCTTGCTCTAACTTCTTCAATATCTTCTTCTAATAAAGCCATTGGACTTAATAATCCAAGTGATGCATCCACTTGCTTAGATTGTCTCAATGCTTCTGTGTAAACTTTCCATACATCAAGGTTTTTGTTCTTTTTAATTTCTTTTACAGTGCCACCAAACCCTACAATGTGAGGTGTCCACCATTTTGCAAATCTACTTGTATAAACTTGTATCATTGCTTCACCAATTGGTGAGGTATCATATCTAAGAAGTGTGTGCCATATATCATGTGACAATAAGAAATGCCTTGATGTGTTTTCTCTCATTTCATCTTGCCATCCAAAGAAAGCACTCTCTCTTCTTTCTTCTGGTTTATATCTTAGGTTGTAAATATCTTCCAACCCAAATGTTCTTACTAAGTTGGCATAGTGAGCGCCTACGGTGTTAGGCGCTAAACTATCTAAATAATCTATGTCCGTTAATTTTTTAAGTACAACTTCCTCTACGTATTTCCTGTCATTGTATTTTCTACCCCATAAAACATTTCTTCCATTTTCTGATTCTCTGAGTTTTCTAACCATATGAATAGTAAAAGGAATTCTTAGCTCACGGTATAGAGTAATAACATGGTCGAGTCTATCCTCGCCAATAGTGTCTACGTTATAGCCTTGTATACCAGTTTCACCGTACGTGGTAAAAAGGTGATATAGGGATCTTGTTATCTTAATCGGATTCCACATAGCTACCTACTTTAGTTCTTTTTGAACTAATGTCCAAACTCCATAAATTAAACCAGCCCAAGCTGCTACTTTAGCTAATCCGCCAAATAGTAGTACTGAACCACATATTAATATAAGTGTTAAACCATCAAGAGATGTTCTCTCTTTCAGTCTTCCTTTTATCCAATCTAACATAGATTTCTCCTTTTTTTATTCCCAAGGAAAAACGATCCACTCGTTATCCTTATGGGTATTTATAAGTTCTCCAAAATAGTTACACTTAAATTTTGAAGATTCTTTAGATAAGAGAGCTGCAAATGATCCGGGAAAAGGTCCTATCATTTCAAGGACTTCTCTCAGAGTGGATCCACTATCATTGATATCATCCACTACTAATGGATGTTGATAATCTTCTATCAATTCATAATCGAATGTAGTGTTAGCACATTTGCCATCTCTTAATGAAATGTTTAATGGTATTAATGGTACATTAAACATATGTGATAGTTGAACAGCCGGAACTAACCCTCCTCGGGTTAGCCCGACCACAACATCAGGGACATCATCACCTATCTGAGCAGCTATATGGCTGACCAGTTCATTATATTCGTCCCATTCAATAACCCGTCTTACAGGTTCTTCATTGCCCATTTAAGTACCGCCTCTGGCTTACTTACTTCATAAGGATCTGTTTCAGCATTGTCACCAAAACCCTCCTCAGGAAATACCTCTAATACTGTGCCCGTAGAACCATCTACGACCATAGCATATCTCCAACTGCGCGAACCAAAGT